TAGTCGTTTTGACGAGCTTCAAGGAGTTTTCCCTGGTATGCCGTCTCCCCACGGGCCATCTTAGTGGCGTGCATGTGTTGTGCATCAGCCATAGCCATTTTTGTCTCTTGACGCTTTTTATAGATGTGCGTGCCAGCGTTTAACGCTAATTTAAGTGCACCAAACCACATATTAGCTCCAAGTTACTGGTTTTTGTTTTCTAGCAGCTCTTGTTCCTTTAACAGGATTTGTATCTTTTTTAATATTCACTACTTCTACTGGTTCAATGTGTATATTTCCCATCGATCCAACATTACCACCACTATTTACATCTGGTGTAGGAATATTTTTAGATTTTCCTGTTGGTGCATATCCTAGTCCTTTTGTCATTATTTTCCCCTTCCATTTGGTTTCATTCTAGCGAGCTTTAATCTATTTAGGTTCGCCATTTCTTGTTTTTCAATTGAAGTATCAGCTCTTAACTCTGCTAATTCTTCGTTTTGATCCAATTTATCGTCATGAATGTTTTGTGCCATCAAAGCCTTCATTTTATCTAAATTTAATCGTGCTTCTGCTTCTCTTTGTTTTTTCTCATTGTCCATTGCTCTAATATCAAGCTCTCTCGCTCTTAATTTAGCAATTGGGTCATTATCATATTGTGAAGTTATCGCTTTTTCTTCTTTTGCGAATTCTTCCATCATTTCTGCAACTAAAACTGCTTTTCTAGCTTCAATTTTCTGTTGTAAAGCCATCATTTCATTCTGTATTTGCTGATTTTGCGGATTTTGTTGCATCATTTGCTGCATTTGTGCTAATTGCTTCATTTCGTCATTAAATTCTAGCTCAATTTGCTCTTGTGCCATCAAAGAAATGTGTTCTAAGCAATTTTTTTCAATAGCGGCAGCTACCATTGGTGCATTTCTGACCATATTTGTTGCCATAAAATTCAAATGCGCTGTAATGTGCGCTCTGTGATCTTGTCCAGGATAAGCCTGAAATTTTTGACCGCCCATTGCATCAATGTGTTCTAGTGCAGGATCTTTTGGAGTCGGTTGTGGTGGTTTTTTTAAAATTAAGTCAATATCTTTTACTCCTAAAGCTTCATACATATTTCTATAAACTTCATATTGATTATGGAGTTGCGGATTTGATGTAGCCAATTGCAGCTCCGTTTGTGCAAGGGATATTCTCTGTGTTTGAGAAAAAATGTTTGGATCTGCAACTGGCAGTATATCTACTCTATCATCGAAGTCAGTCTGTTTGATTTGTCTTTGACCACCAACGACATCATAAGGATAAATTGGAGGTAGATATAATTTGAAAACTCTTGCCAATAAATTAAATTCTCTTTTCATTGCAGCATATAATCTTTTGTGAATGGCCGACATTGTTCTAGATCCTCTTTCCAACAGAGCCACTGTCGTGCCCACTGCTGCCTGTTGATTCCCATCCCCTACTTGCATGTCCGCAATAGATGCGAACCTTTGTCCTGCTTGTACCACGACACCCATAAGTTGTAATAGTGTAGCTGAAGGTTCTTTAAAAGGTAATGGCATGAAAGCATCCCGTAAATTTCCGCCTGGTGCATCGACGTCTCTAAATTCTCCAGGTTGGAGCCCTTGAGATTCGTCCCGCATTTTTATGCCACGCATTTTAAAGCCTGCAGGTAAATTAGACAGTGTACCTGCATCTAGCATTGATCTTAATGCTGCTGTTGCTGTTCGTGATAGTCCACCAATCATATGTATTAAACCAAAACCATAAAAACCAAGTCCTGGTAAAAATTTAAAGTGAACAAAATATTGAATTTTATTTTTTAATGGATCACCTATTTCATAGTTTCTTCTAATAGATAAAACTTTTCTTGTTCCATCTTCTAGAGTTACAATGTAAGGTAATTTAATTCCTGTAGGTTCTCCTGTTTCATCTTTATCTTCAAAACCGTCTAAGTCTAAATTAGCATGGCATTCTAAAATTGTATAAACTTTGTCATCGGATCCTTTAGATGCTCCTTCTAAAGCTCTTTCTTTTCTTTGAACATCTGTTTCATCTAAGAGAGATGGGTTTAATTCTAAGTCTCTATAGAATCCTCCCACCTGTTGTTTCTTTAATTCATTTTCAGACATTTTAACAATATGGATGATTGATTCCGCATCATCTAATGAGGTAGCTGTGTACGGAACCACCAAGTCATCCGCAGGAACAAATTTAGAAACTGCTCTCTGCATTATATCGTCATAATAAACTTTTTTAAATGCAGATCCAGCGAGAGGTAGATAAAATAACATTTGATCGAACTCTGCTTCGTATTCTTTCATTTGATCCATAATTTGATAATTCATGAATTGTTTAACTCTTTGTGCTTGAGCTTCTTTATCAGGATTAGGCACTCCTAAAATCTGGGTTCTAACGGGACCTTCTGCAGGTAATAATTCTTTGTAAGCAAGTGCTTGAAATTGAGTTACCGCTTCTGCAAGAACTGGGTGCGTTGCACCTGAAGCTCCTTTAAAAGGTTCTGTAGGTTCTTCATAAGTAAAACCTAAAAGATCCAAACCTTTAGTGTAAGAATGTTCCCATTCTTTTCTTGAAGTTTTATAATCTGTATAATCTTGATAAAGTTTAGAACCAAGTGGATCTAAAATATTGTCTGGAAGTAATTCTGCTAAATTTGCAAAGTGTCCGCCATCCTCACCAGGACTCACGGCACTTGGATCAAAATTTATATCAATGCTACCATCCTCGTTTTCAATTTGTTCAACAGGTTGACCAGCATCTTGTTGCTCGATAATTTTTTCTTGTTGAACTATTTCTACGTCTTCTGGACTAGGTACGTTTATTGTTTGCTTTACGTTCGGTAAAGACTTGTCTATTTCTGCCATTTATTTTCTCCGATACTACTACTTTAGCAGTATTATAATTAATTTCAACCCTTGTGGTATGGGCCTGCTTTTGATTTCTTAATTACTTCCCTCTCTTATTTCTCTTAAAGCCTCACTTATAGCTGACTCAAAAGACATATTAATTCTTAACTCATTTACAAGTTTATTAAATTTATCCTGAGTGGCCTTATCTCCATACTTTAAATATTTTTTTGCATAATCACCGCTGCCTGTGAAAAGCCCAACTCTCCCACCTTCATTCTTTTCCCATCTAGGTAAAGTCCCTTTGGGATTCTCTTCAGCAAAATTTTTATAAAATAATATTCTATCGTTAATAAATTTCATTCCTTCTTCTTGAGTGATAGATCCTTCATTGACGGCTTGTTCTAAAACACTCCGTATTTTTGGAAGAAATAAATCTTTATTGGGTCCTGCAAATATACCTTGTAAATAAAGATCCGCCTTATCTTTAAACATATCCGCAGTAAAAGGTTTAGCTTTTGGAACTATGTCTCCTCCTTGATAACCCACTCTGCCGCCTGATGCTAGTTGCTGGGCGTATTTACCATAGATACGGCCGCCTTTGGCTTTTGCAGCGATCGGTTCTACCATTTCTACTACTTCATCAATTGTGCTTATAAAAGGTTTATCTAATTTTCCTTTTGTTGCTTTATTCCAATTCATAAAACCTGGATCATTTTCATAAACTACATACTCATTATATCTTTGGTGGTCTTTTACATTTTGTTTCATTGATTGTTTTTTATAAGTTTCTACAAATTTTTTATGACCTGCTTTTTCTGCTTGTTTTAATACATCACCGCTCTCATCAACAATCCCCGTAATTCTACCTTTGAATCCTGCATCTTGTAATTCTTTAATAACGGATTTAGCATCTCCAGGATCTATCATATAATAATCCTTGCCTGTTTTCGCAGGTTTAGTGGCTGCTCTATTTTTCATAAGACCATATAAAACTTTTTTAACTTTAGGAGTTAAAGCTGATATATCAAAATGGGCTAGTCCACTCGTTCCATAATCCACATCAGAATTCTGAAACGTAGTTCTTAATTTTACTGTAAAATCATCCTCGGCTTTTTTAACAACAGGTTTTAATGTTTTTGAAGCTGCCTTAAACAAACCCCCTAGTCCAATTGATTTAAGTGCTATTCCTAAACCACTAGCACCAACTAGAGACATAAAATCTCTTCGACTTTGTCCAGAGTCCGTTAATTTTTGATCTACTAATTTTTCTAATGTTTTACCATCTTTTACTTTACCCATTGCCTTACTGGCTTTACTTAATAAAATTTGTCCTGCTTTAAAAGCTCCACCTGTCGGTACTGCTATTTCAGTTCCAAGACCTAAAACATTTCCAACGGCTTTAGCTTCGGGTGATCTTTTTTCTGCCATGCCTTCAACCAAGGATGTTAGTCCAACATTCTCTGACCAAGAGCCAGGAGTAATATTTTCTCCAGCCTCCCTAAACATTTCTTTATAGTTTTTTTTACGAAGCAAATCACTTCCTAATTTCCCCGCTGCAAAAGGGAGTTTAGAAAGTGTTTCAACAGAATTAACCAGTCCTTCTAAACCTTCGGCAGCGTAATAAGGAATATTACGCACATCTACAATGTTACCAACTGTTCTTCCATCTTTATAACCGACTCTGCCACCATCAGCAATCTGTTGAGCATACCCACCATAGATACGGCCACCAGCAGCGTTAGGCTTTCTTCTCATTTCATCAGTGATTACAAAATCTTCTAAAATTTTAATGTTGCCTACAGACTCATCATCGGGGTCTGTCCAATCACCCTGTTGCCAGTTATAAGTTTCATCTGCTAATGCAATAGACCCTGCAAAGGTTCTAGCGTTTTGAAGTTTTATAGATAACTCTAGTAACTGATTAAAATTTGCTCCTGGTTCGTCTAAATTTCTTGCCATTATATGTATCTGTTTCTTCCTGGAAGAGGAATGTCGATTAGTCCGCCGTGAGCTCTACCCCAAGGATTTCTACCTGCTGTTCCCGTTGGCATACTTCCTTTTTGACCACCGCCATTTCCATGTGGACGAGGTGATACATAAGTTTTTTTAGGTGGTGTAGGCATAACGTCTGCACCGCCACCTCTTGGTGGTGAATGTATTGGTGCAGTTCTTTTTGGTACAATTTTTTGTGCTTCTTTTCTAATTTTAGATGGAATTGTTTTGGTTTCAGCAATATATCTTGCAAAGTTTGGATT